TTTTTTTCTGACATTAAAATCGAAGTGCAAGTGACCAGTGACCGAGTGACCTTTTTCGAGTGAAATTAGGTTAATAATTATATGGAATTGTAAAGGTATTTTGTGGATAAAAAAAGTAGAAAATTTGAGCAGAATGAATGTATTTACAAGGCTTCTAATAATGTGGTAGGAATAGTTTTTTGTGTTATTCAGTTTTTGTATATGTTTACATATTACTTTATAGCATAAAATATATGTTAAGAAAAAAGTTACAAATAGGCAAGCCAAATGGCTTTACTATTGTATCGAATTAACATCTCAAATAAGATTTAACACGAAATCTATAGTATTACAAAATATCGCAGTTAAAATATATTATAAAAACAAGAATAGCACCTCATAAATGAAGTACAATGGGTTGAGTAAGAATACTATAGCAAAATGCAGAATGCATATAAATGTTACTATAATGTGTGGAAATGAGAGAATGAAAAGGGTTGGCACCTGCTTCCTTTCCTATCTTTCAGAAGAAAACGGACTTCTAAAGAACACAAAGATTGTCAACAATTCTTCAGATCTCATAGAAACAACATTTGGAATTTTAAGTACATTCAGTCCCCCAACAAACTCAATGGTGTCACTACTTTAGTATTTGCATCTACCAGTGATATTATCTTTTGCTGGCATATCTAATTCAAAAAGATACAATGTCAAAGAACACTTATGCAGGACAAGGATTAAAGATATTACTCTTTGGCGAGAAAAATATCTTATGGAAAAACTTGTTACCAAACGTATCAAAACACTCAAAACAGCCTAAAAAGTGGTCTCGCTTTTGATGTCAATTTTGAACACCCTACCTTACAGGGCGTCACTAACGAACGTGCTTTGACCCAAGGTGTCGCTTCGCTTGCCCTGGGCATTTTAGCGGCTCAGCTTCGCTTCGCCGCTTCCATATGCAAACTTAGTGCTATGTGCTGTTGCCCTTTCAGGGCGTGCATTATCGGCTGCACCTCAGCAATTCAAACAAGTTTGATTGCGTTCGGTTTGCACGATAATTCAGGGCGTGCTTCTGCAATAGTGTGTAATACTTAATCCCCTACTTAACACTTTACATTCGTTAACTGCAATTTAAGAAAAATTCCGAGTGACAAAGTTACACCTAAGTGGTTGATTATCAACACTTTTTGATATCACTTGTCACTTTCGCTATACTCTCCGTTTTGCACTACTTTACCCCCTAATATACGACTTTTTGGATAGGCTCGGACTATGAAAAAAAACGACTGTTCGCCCTACGTACAATCGCACACCTAAAGGCTGCGCGGGGGACATACAGGGGACACATGGGGGGACACTTTGCCCCAAAACAGTACTTTTCGGAGGCTTTTTAGGGATTTATGAAAAGATGCACATCATCCACCCTATAACGCAACAAAGTCGCTGAAAATCAGCGACTTTGTTAATGTTTAGTATAGGTTTTCTATGGTTTGTTATTAACCACCGAAGTTATCATACATTATCACGTAGCCCATTGGTGTCTAAAGGGGTAATATGGGTGGGGGACAGATGGGAGACATACGAAATGGCTTCGTGCTCTCCCCTACTGCTTGTCCCACGTTTATATTCAACCTCCATAAAAGCCCGAAAAGCCAGTTTGTTTTCGATTTGACGCGATTTCTTGTGCTTTGTGAGGGTTTTATTATTTATTGAATTTTTCTTGCTCTAAACGCTTTATTTCGCATCTTACGTCAACTTTTCATTTTAGAAAAAGCCACTCATTAGTTTTCTAAATGCTCCTTCATACTTGGGACGCTCCTCATCCGTCAGTAAATCATTGAAGTACATATAAAACTCAGCAGGCATTTTCTTTTTGATATAGTTCAATATGGGTAAATAGTTATACTCATGCTTACGCATAGTTTCTTGATAATCTTCTTCACACATAAGTTCCTCAACCATGAATCGGTGAAAACGCTCTGGCAATGGAAGATTAAGAAATTCTTTTATTTCTTGCTCTGTCATAATCCTTTACTAATAAATACATGTTAGTCGATTGCGTAATGGCTAAGTTCGTTGTCTATATATTCTTGCGGTGCACCATTAGCACGAAGAAATGAAATGCGATCTTCTACATTGAACTGATGCAAGGCATCCATTTTCTCCTCATCATATCTCGAAAAACACTCATTGCAATAAACTTGTCCTTTCTGTTTTATAAAATCGTATTTTGACGCTTTCTTCGTAAACCAAGGAACAGACTTGTAGGGGCAATCCTTGTTATGAATTTCACCATTCCCATCAACAAAGTATTCATCATGTCTCATTATTGGGAATATGTATCTCGAATAATATACAAGAACAAACACTCCCACAAGTATCAAGAGAAACGAATAAAACACTTTAGTTTCTTTCATTTCTCCACCATTTTCTCGTACACCTTAATTAATCTTTCCTTCTCAGCAAGCAGGGCTTCAAGGCTTTTTACTCGCTCAGCCAACACAGCATCTGTGCCAACAATTACAGTTCTATCCATTACCCAGCTTCTTACAATTACGAATAGCCAAGACTAAATCATTCAACAAAGGAATACTTTCACGTTGTTGGATTTCTCCAATCATAAGCAGAAGTTTCTCAATGTCACTTTCCTGCAAATGTATTTTTTCCGTTGCTTTCATTGCTTCCAATGTTGTTTTGAGTATGCTGTTGTATTCCTTTTCAGAAGACAAATTTGCAAACATCTTAACACTGGTAATAGCAGAACGCAACATGTCCTTTTTCCGATCTTCTTTACCAATATCCGCCAAAGCACAAGCTATCATTTGAGAAGTTCTGCCATACATCAACGCAGTATTGTAGTCTGTTTTATTGTGTAAGTAGTTGAATTGACGCTGAATATCAGAATGAAGATCATCAAATTCTTTTCTTATGCCCTTTATGTCAATCATAGACCATATATTCCAACCAATCAACAATGTTACCAACAATGCAAGTATTGCAACAACAACCCCCATATAATCAAATCCTAAATTTTCGACACGAGGACAAATAATGCATAGTAGAACAATACATGATACTGCATTGATTACAGAAATCAGATAGAATATTATTCTCAAAAATCCCTTAATGTTCATTTGCTCAACACTTGAATAACTTTATCCTTTAATCCCATTTTAATGAACTCATCTGGAGTAACATCAAGTTCAACTACAACTTTAGTGGACTTTCTCTGATTGTCCAATAAAGTTTGAAGTCGCTTAATTTCTTTCTCATAGATGTTCAAATTTTCCTCATTGGTATCATTGTCTGCACCAAAGAACACACTCGGACTTACACCAAGTACATCAGATAGGCTTTCAATCGTAGAAATCTTAATATCAGCACCATTTAGCGCATTATCAAGTGTTGTTCTCGAAATTTTAGCCATTTCAGCAATCTGAGCCTTGCCCATTTTACTTTTCTCTACAAGTGAGCTTAATAGATTGAAATTCATACACTTACAATTTATTATGTTCATTATACTTTAAATTTCTTCAAAAATAACGTCCAATAAACTTGCATATATGTTCACTAAACACTACCTTTGCACCATAAAGTTATAAATAAATATCGAAACAATGACAGAAATATCTAAAAATCAGCGAAAAAAATCGCTCTTAGGTCAGCTAAGAACACTCACTGTCGGAGAAGAACTGACAGTACCAGTAAGTCGATCAAGCTACCTAAAGTCAATTTGCGTATCGTTTGGACTGCAATGGGACAAGAAGTTCGTCACTGCAACCAATCGCGAGCAGCGCACAATCACAGCAACACGTATTTCATAAACATAAAAATAAACAATCATGACAAAGAAAATCATCACACTCGCACTCATCCTTGCAAGCCTCATCAGCTGCAACACAACAAACAATCTTTCAGAAGAAGAACTCGACCGCATTAGCTGGAAAGCATTCTGCAACACATTCGGCTATAACGACAAGTTAGACGCCAACAACCAGGAGGCAATTAACAATTACCTTGACTGCTGGCGAGGATCGGCTGACGAAGAAGATGCCTTCAGTAAACTTGGCATCAACCTCTACTAACAAATGAGCAGTAAAGCAAATCCCATTTGCAAGTCGTGCAACAAATCTTACATACTCATAAATGGCTGCTTCTGCATATACCTCAATCGTTATGTAGAACACGCCAAAGTACCACCATGTACAACTAAAAACGAGCAACAATGAAATATCTTACAAACTATCGCTATTTGATTTTAGCCATCATTTTATCAGCTGCAACAATTTGTCTGTTTGTGATTCCTAAAGAATCTACCGAAATTCTTGCATACATAGCAATATTTATTGGTTCTAAACTCGTGTCGCTTATACTCTACACAACAGCATGGGTACTTTGCAAAAACACATGGAAAGGACAACTACACGAACTCAAAAAACTAATTGAGGAGGATTAGTCAATGCCTGATAATGCCGACATCATTGGACGGCTCAACAGCATTGATGAGCAACTCAATGAAATACGTGCTGCATCACTCCTGTCCCAAAAAGAAATATATAACACTGCTGAAGCATGTGCCTTTCTTGGCGTAAAAAAAAGCTACCTCTATCAGTTAGTAAGAGAACGCAAAATTCCGTACTCAAAAAGCAAAGGAGGTAAATTCACTTATTTCAATCGCAATGACCTTGTTAAGTGGATGACATACCACCAGTACTCAACTGACGAAATGTAGTCAACTGCTGCAGATAGAATGCTTAATCGGAAAGGGCATCCCGGAGTAACGGGAACCACTGAAGGCATGTTACAGCCGAAGTACAAGGCTCAAATATGCTCATGGAGTGCATTAGTGCGGTTCGACTCCCACCTGCAGCTCACACACAACAATATTATTCACAATCAAACAAATACAACACTATGAGTAAAATAGGATTAACAATCGAGCAAATCAACACGATGCAGCCCGAAAGTATCGTACGTAACGAAAACGTGCGCGACAAATTCATTCAAATCTACGAAGCAATGTGGACACCATCCACAGGCGTGTCAGGCGAAGCAGCCTACGAACGCGAATCGCGTAACTTCAACCGACTGCTTTCTGAAAAAGAAGACTTGCGAAAGACGTGCACAAAGTTCTCGCTATTCACAGCATTCCTCGATGTGGCAATTTCAGGACTCACACTCGACCCTGGCACCAAGGCGCAAGCCTACCTACTCGCTCGCTCCGTAGCCGTTGACAGCTTCTATGAAAACGGGCAGAAGAAAAACAAGTACGAGACACACTGCATGCTCACCGTGTCTGGATATGGAGAGTTGGTACTACGCGCACGATGCGGACAAATTCGACATGCTGACAACCCTGTTATCGTGTACGAAGAGGATGGCTTCGAGTATGGCGAACACAACGGACAGAAATTCGTCAACTACACATGTCGTCTTCCCCACACCACAGGTCGCATCGTTGCTTGCTTCATGAAGATAACACGTGCTGACGGATCTGTAGACTACGCAGTAATGCTCCCTGAAGATTGGATGCGACTATCCAACTACTCTGCACGACAAAACGGCAAGTACAATTATCAAGCCAAGCAGTGGGAGAACGGCAAGCCCAATGCGCTCTACACTGCACAAGGCGGACAAATCGACCCAGGCTTCCTCGTTGCCAAGTGTATCAAACACGCATTCAAGACTTACCCCAAAGCACGCGTAGGACGTGGCACTCAATTAGAGTCACAAGTCGAAGAACCCGAATTTAACGACGACATCTATGGCGTAACTGCCGATGGAGATACCGTCAACACCGAAACAGGTGAAATCACAAGCGAAGCAAAACAAGACTTCGCACCGCAAACCAACACCTCTGCAGGTGTCACAATAGACCCTGCTGAAAACAACGATGATGATTCGTTCTAACAAAACCATACACAATCATGAGTGACCAACAAAACCTCACAATCGTACGACAAGAGAACGTACAAATGATTGCACAATCTGCACCACAGATTTACAATGACAATACACTATCGTGCCAACGCTGTAGCGAGTTTGGCAAAAAGCTACTCGACCAAATCAAGGCAAACGGCATGAACGATGAACTTGACCAACAATGTGCTGCTTACATCGTCAAGGCAAAAAACACGGTGAAGAAAATGAACACCAACCGTTCTGCCATCACTAAGATCTTCGACCAAATACGCTCTGAGTTTACAGGAATGGAAAACGCTGTAGATCCTACCAAAGCAAACTCTATCCCCAACCAAATACAACAAGCTCGCAATGCCTATGCAGCAAAGAAGCGTGAGGAAGAGGAGAAAAAGCGTAAAGAGGCAATGATTCAGTATCAACGCAAACAAGCATACGATAAATACAGACAAGATGTAGAGGACGACTACAAGCGGTCGTTCAACACCTACACAACCAACGCCATTAACTTCCTCACCGAAATAAATACTGCTGTCACGCTCGACAACTATGAGAAACAGTACAAGATAATCAAGCAAATCCCTATCAAGTTTCCGCAGGAATGGGCAACAAAGACCCCATCAAATGTCTGCATACCTGCCGAACTTGCCGACATGCAGGACAAACTCCGTGAGGTGCGCACATCCATAGTCAACAAACTCATGGAGCAGTTTGCTAAGCAGTACGAGTTTGAAGTGGGCGAATACCGCGACAATATCCTCGACACGCTGCCATCAAAGAAGGCTGAATTAGAACGTATGCAGAAAGCCAACGAGGAAGAAAAGGCTCGCATGGCAGCCGAACTCAAAGCACGCGAACAAGCCGAAGCCGAACGCATTGAAGCTGAACGCAAACGCAAAGAAGAGGAAGAAGCAGCAAAGCAGAAAATGCAAGCCGAGGCTTCCGAGATTGGTAACCTGTTCGGTCAACAAGCTATTGTCGCTCCTGCTGGCTATCAGCCTAAGACGTCCGTTAAAAAGAAAATCTCAATCAACAGTCCTGAAGGTATTATGGCTGTCGTGTCATTTTGGTGGGCAAAAGAGGGGCAACACCTTCCACTCGAAGACTTGGTTAAGACGTTCAAAAAGCAAATCACATTCTGCGAAAAGGCTGCGAACGATAAGAATAGCCCCGAATTTATAAACTCACCGTCTGTAACTTATACAGACGAGATTAAAGCAAAGTAAGCAATTATGTACGAAAGTGGTTATTACCCAGCTGGTGCAGAGCACGACCCCAACGCTCCATGGAACCAAGAAGACCCTGTTATGGTTGAGTGTGACGAATGTAACGGCACAGGCTATCATTTCTATTCCTACGATTTCGTCAACGACATTGAAAAGGAATGCACCGAGGCTGAATGGGAAAGCCTGCCCGACACTGAGGAAGAAGCCCAAGCTCTTGACCTTGAGCAAATCAAAGGTGACAAACTAACTTGTGACGTGTGCAACGGTGAAGGTGAGGTAGAACAAGAGCCGTATGAACCCGATTATGACGATTACGATGACGAATACTAAAGCCATCATTAACCCCGACGAATACTATCAGCGAAGTGAGGTCAGCAACTCTGACCTCACCGAACTGAAGAACCTGCTCCACCCTCACATGCAATTCGGTGACAAGGAGGCTGCTTTCCGCTTCGGGTCTATCGTCGATGCCATCATCACCGAACCCTCGCGTGTTGACTTTCTACACATGACGATAGACGGTGAACAATGTTCAGAGGAGGAGTTCCTCCATGCTCGCGAAATGCAACGCGCACTGCGTGCCGAAGCAAGGCACGATCCATTCCTCGCTAAAGTACTCGAACAAGCCGAAACACAACGCTTCATGGTCAACAAGCAGCAGGAGTTCTGCAATGGGGGATTTACCTTCCATCTCGACACACGCTGCAAATGGGATTGGTGGTTACAAACGGCTAACTTCGGTGGCGATCTAAAAACTACATTCGCCTCAACACAAGCGGAGTTCGACAATGCTGTAGATTTCTTCGATTGGGATAGGTCAAGAGCGTGGTACATGGACATAGCACAATCCAATTACGATTTTATCTACGCAATCAGCAAAAAAAATTGCAGGATCTTCAAAAAGTTCATCACACGTGGCGACGACATCTACAATCGTGGACGCGAAAAGTATGAAGAACTTGCATTTCAATATTGGGCGTTTAATCTCTATTAGTTATGAACAAGAAACTCTCTAAAACAAAACAAATATCCCTACTCAAAAGCCTACGTCGGCTCTGCCCATTCGTTGTGCTATCAGGACCATACGGATATACCTGTGGCGGATTAGTGGGGGGTGTGCGTTGCTCATCAGGATTGGGAGCACAATCAAAGGAAGCTCGACACTGCACACTGTCTTGCATAGACTTGCGCAAACAAGCCTTTGCTCGCGGTTACGACATTACACTATCAACGCAAACCATCAACGCGTATGGCTGACACACTAAAACATAATCTACGTGTTGAGCCGTACGACTATCAGAAGGAGGGCATACTTGCCGGTCTGCGCTGGCACCGCTTTCTCATCGGTGACGAACCAGGTTTGGGCAAGACACTGCAAAGTATCGGTGTTGTTGACTGCGCAAACGCTTATCCTTGCCTCGTTATTTGTCCGTCTTCGCTCAAAATCAACTGGCAACGAGAGTTTGAAAAATTCACCAACAAAAAAGCACTTGTCCTCGACAATGCGGTAATGACTACATGGCCTTATCTACTCCGAATGGGGATGCAGCAAGTAGCTGTTGTAAACTACGAATCACTACGCAAGTACTTTGTGTGGGACATAACCAAACGTGAAAAAGGTGGTGGCTTCCGATTGAAAGATGTGGTCTTCAATCCCGAAATTAAACTCTTTAAGTCTATCATCATCGACGAGAGTCACCGTGTGAAAGACCCATCCGCACAGCAATCAATCTTTGCACGTGGCATTGCTGAGGGTAAGGAATACAGAATACTTCTTTCTGGTACACCTGTTGTTAACCGTCCTGCCGACCTTATCGCACAGCTGTCCATTATGGGGCGTTTGCCTGAATTTGGAGGGCGTACCAAGTTCCTTGCCGAGTATGGCGGTGGCGAGATAAGCAGAGAGAGACGAGGAAAAGAGGAAGACGATGCTCCTCGAAACCTTGAAAAACTTTCATCCGAACTTTATGCACGTTGCATGATACGTCGCGAAAAGTCAAAAGTTCTTACCCAACTACCCGACAAAACGCGCACCGACCTCATCGTTGACATCTCCAACCGCGACGAGTATATGCTTGCCGAACATGACCTTGCCGAATACCTGCGCCAATACACCGAGTGCGACGACATCGACATCCGACGCAAAATGCGCATGGAGGCTCTTGTCAAGTTCATGACGCTGCGCTCACTCTCTGCCAAAGGCAAAGTGAAACAAGCTATCGACTTCACGCGCACCTTCCTCGCCAACGGCAAACCGCTCATTCTATTCTGCTCTCTGCATGAGATAGTGGACGAAATTAAAAAGGCATTCCCTAAAGCCGTCAGCGTTACCGGGCGCGACTCCATGATGCAAAAGCAAGCAGCCGTCGATGCTTTTCAGTCGGGCAAGGCGCAACTCATCATCTGTTCCATAAAGGCAGCAGGTGTGGGGCTTACACTCACAGCCTCATCCAACGTGGCTTTCGTTGAGTTCCCTTGGACTTACGCTGACTGTTGCCAATGCGAAGACCGCGCACATCGTATAGGACAAAAAGACAACGTAACTTGTTACTATCTCCTTGGCCGTGGCACCATCGACCGCACACTCTATGCAATCATCCACAAGAAGAAGTCCATCGCCAACCAAATAATGGCTACCGACGACGACATTCCACAGGATGAAATGTACTTCGATCAGCTTACGTCACTCTTTCTCAATCCGGACGACGATGGCTGACCTCTGCAAAACCGACCTACAAAAGGTTATCAAGTATCTCAACGATGCAGCTGCACTCTACGATCAACAGCAAGGCTTGCGCAATTCGTGCCGTGCATGGTGCATCAGAAAACTTATCGATAAACTTAAAAATAAACTACAATGACAAAAAATGAACTTGCACGTGAAGTCTCAGTATCAGAAAAGCTTCACCTCTCTACAACCGTTAAGGCGATTGATGGAGTATTCAGATTGATTAAAGAAACAATCGCTAAGGGCGAATGTCTTACAATTCGTGGCTTCGGCACATTCACCCCTGTTGAGGTAGCCGAGCGCACAGCACGCAACTTCAAGACCGGAGACAGCGTAACCATCCCTGCTCATAAGTCTATCAAACTACGACCGAGTAAGGAACTTGTCAAAACTTTTAATAAGGAGGATTAATTATGATGTTATACGAATGTGGCGTACGCTACGAGCGGACTGTGCCGAATGGGTTGTCTAGGAAAGTCACAGAGTTATATCTTGTTGATGCTTGCTCGTTTGCCGAGGCTGAAGGACGCATCACAAAGGAAATGGAACCGTACATATCTGGCGACTTCGAAGTGGTCACTATCAAGCGCACCAACTACTCCGAGATTGTCGAGAATGGTGCCGACTCTGCCGACAAGTGGTTCAAGGCTAAGTTGATGTTCGTAACCTTGGACGAGAAAACAGCCAAGGAAAAGAAACAGGCGGTTTACTTCATTGTAAAGGCTTCCGACATCAACAATGCCCACACGGTGGTTGTTCAACACATGGAAACCACAGTCGTTGACTACGAGATTGCTACGCTCGACGAAACTAAAATAATGGACTTGTTCCGCTACAAGGTTAATAAAACAAGCAGTAATGGCTAAGTTTTCATCCTTTGCTTTCCAAGGTCGGAATAAGTACGGCAACAAGCGCGTAGGCTCTCACGCATCCAAGAAGGAGCACTACCGGGCTGCTGAGCTACGCATGATGCAGCGTGCCGGACTTATCTCCGACCTTCGGGAACAAGTAAAATACCTGTTGATACCTGCACAATACGGAGAGTGTGGCAAAGACTTAAAAAATCGTCCTACACGTGTCCTTCTCGAACGTGCTTGTTCCTACATCGCAGACTTTGTTTACACAGACAATGCGACAAGACAAACAGTTGTAGAGGATACAAAAGGGGTTAGAACTAAAGAGTACATCATCAAGAGGAAACTCATGCTGCATGTGCATGGCATCCGCATTAAAGAGGTTTGATTTATATGGCACGAGACAGTTTTATTTTCTATCGCAGTTTTCATGAGGCTATCAGGCTGATGCCACCAGAGGTACAGGCTGAGGTCTACCCTGCACTCGTTGAGTATGCGCTTAACGGCAAGGAACCAAAGGGCCTCTCCGATATTGCACAAGGGGTGTTTATTCTCGTCAAGCCTAACATTGACGCGAGCATCACACGCATAGAGAATGGCAAAAAATTCGGCAAACTTGGCGGTCGACCAACGAAGAAAGGCAAAGCTGCCTCGTCTGCCAAGATCAAAGCCGACATTCCTACACCTCCATCAACCTATACGCTTACACTCTTGCAGGAGATTGAGCAGATGAAAACCGACCGCACATGGAATGAACCTGTGTGCATGCAGTTTCACATTGATGCAGATGAATTATCCAAACGGCTTGATGCGTTTCAAAACCACATTCAATGCGAGGCTGATGGCAAAGCGCATGATAGCTTAACAGACGCAAAGCGACACTTTTGTGCATGGATGCGTAAGGCTTACCCCATACAACACGAAGAAGATGCAGACCAACTTCCGCCACCGTCCTACGAATTTAATGGTGGATTTGGCGGACAAGATGTTTAAATGAAATATGGACTACAAAGACATAATCAACGGACTTGTCAGTTTCAACCGCAAACCAACAGGAAATAGAGATTGGGACGCTGCTGTGCTTTCTGCACTTGCAAATCGCGACAAGATAAATGATGTTCCGTGGCTTACGCTACACCAATGTGCGCTCAATTTAAGGCAACAATACGACAGAGAAAAAGCGAGTACACCAAATCTCGCAGATCCTGATGTGTATAACGCACATTCTAAGTTCCTTATTTACATTGCTGACTCTGTTGTGCTAGCTCCACAAAGGCGCAAGTTCATCGTTGACGACGACAACAAGCAGGTGCTGCGCTTCCTCTTGCTCTACTTCAACAACTGCCCTTTGGCTGAAAAGGTATTTCCTGAACGTGGTTACAAACTGCACAAGAACCTCCTTATACAGGGCGGTGTGGGTGTTGGCAAAACGCTCCTCATGCAAATCTTCAGCGAGTATCTAAGACGCACCAACAATCCTCGTTACTTTCACAATCTCTCTGTAACACAAATGGTCAACTACTACACCATTCACAACAACCTCGACCGTTTCACTTACTTTGAAGAAGGCAACAAAGGCTTCCAGTGCAAGCCCGAAAACGTGTGCCTCAACGATATAGGCATTCAAGACCGCACGTTCTTCGGCATGGATACAGGGTTACTCACCGATGAGTTCCTTCACGCTCGCAACGAAATTTGGACGCAGTTCGGCAAGTTCGCGCACCTCACTACAAACCTTGACAATAACGAACTTGAAAAGCGGTTCAAGCGCAACGACGGCTACGGCAGACTTGTGGATCGCTTCAAAACTTACAACGTAATTCCTTTAACAGGTAAAAGTAGAAGATAATTTATGGAAACAATAGAAATAAAAGATGCAATATCTATAGTTGATGCTGTCAATAAAGTCCTAAAAATGGCAGAACAAGTAAATCATCCTGTAGTTCGTAAGTATGATGGATTTTTCATCGATTCAAAGTATGGTTATGAAAAGAATATTAAGTTGTATTTTGCGCACAAGGAACAGATTTATAATAACATCAACTGGGAGCAGCGAAGATACGAGATTGCAAAAGAAATGCTTTGCGCTATTTACCTTGATGATGGTAGCGAAAGACGCGATTTAGAATCGGGCTTTTTTGAGTGTTGCGCAAAGGAAGCTATCAGATTTGCAGACGCTCTCATTGAAGAACTAAAAAGGAAGGAGGTGCAGAATGATTAAAGCAGAAGACCTTAGAATTGGAGACCTTGTACAACACGAAGGAAGCATAGCAAAAGTTGTGGAGGTATATGAGAAGAACTGCCTTTTGTCGTTAAATAATAAATACGTAGAAGCAAAACCTAAAGATATAGAAGGTATCCCAATTTCGAATGATACTCTTGATTCTACTATTCTTGAAAATAATGGATGGGAGGAAGATAAATATGGTAATATGTGGAAGATGTTTGATTACCAAAAGATTGAATATTTCAATGGTTCTGTAAGTTCATTCTTTCATATCATTAATGATAATGTGCGCTATGTTCATCAACTGCAACACGTTCTATGGGCATTTGGAATGGATGCTAACTTTAAGATATAATTCAAAAAAACAAACAACAATGGAACAAACAACAATGGAACAAACAACAATGGAAGCAATACAACCTAAGACCGAAATACAATTTAAGAAAGTTCCCTTCAACATCGAATTAGCGAAGAAGATAACCAACAAGGAAGCTAAAGGGCGAATCGTTACGGAAAACGGAATTACTGCAAGAATAGTTTGCTTTGATTATAACTATGGCGGAAAAAAAGACAACATTGTAGTTATTATTGAGCATACAGCATATGAAGGCGTCTTAACGTGTTTCGCTAATGGTTTATATCATAGTGATTTTTTTAATAAAAAATGCTTCCTCCACATCGAAGTACCAACCTACTACCGAGACTACTCCAATTTCGTGCCGTGCAAAAGGCAAATATGCGTAGTGAGAGATGACGAGAAAAGTGCATGGGGGGTGCTGGTGTGCGCTGGCAGAAATTCAGTGGGTGAGGTTGTATTTTATGGAGGAAATGGCAAAACGTACACCTGGGAACATTACCTTCCACTATCAAAGGTGACCAAACGCTTGATAGGCACGAAAAAGAGCTACGAAGAATTGATAGAAGAACTTGATGCAGCATCAACTAAGAACGAATAGCAATGAACAAGTTTGAATATAAAGCCATTCTCATTCTCAATAACGAAGACCCTATGCCTAGACTAAATGCAGAGGGAAAGTATGGATGGGAGTTTATTCACCTTGAGAATGATTACAACAGTAAAATATGGTTGAAGCGAAAGGTGGAGAAAGATGATTACCTCATCCAAAAATTGGACGAGATGGTGAAAGAAAAAGTAAAACTAGAGCAGCGTTTGAATCAGCTCATAGACGAGAACAACCGCTTAGTAAGGCAGTTGCAAGGCAATGCCTCATCTTAAAAGGCTTTCAGTTGAAGTGTAACAAATATAAAAACATCAATAACAATGGAAAATAAAGAATTTGACTTTCACGAAATTAAAACTTTTGAGGACGCTTGCAAGCGGTTGGGGCTTCCTGCAGAAGCTCTCACTGTAGAATCATTTGGCGTTGCCTCGGCATTCTTGCAAGCAAATGCGCTCTATAAGTTAATGATTATTCAAAAGGCTATTAACAATGACAAGTGGCGTGATAAGGATGGCTGGAGCTATTATCCTTACTGGGTGCTCTACTCAGAGGAAGAAATGGAGCGCATGAGTGAGGAGGAGAAGCAGAGAAAGGGTATTAGACAGCTCCTCTCCTGTGCTGTTGCGTATGCTACGGAAAATGCGGGTGTCCGCTGTGCGTATGCGGCTTATCGTGGTGCGTATGCGGATACGACTTTTGGTTTCCCCTTATGCTTTAACAGCGAAGAATCCGCCCTCTACGCAGCCAAGCAATTTGAGAGCATATTCTTCGATTACTACGGAATTAAAGTAAAAGAATAACATAACTCAAAACAAACAACAATGAATGTTGCAGAAATTTTAAAAAATTACCCGAAAGGAACGAAGTTGTATAGTCCACTTTATGGAGAGGTAGAATTGTATAAAGTCGAAGAACTCGACGGTGTAGAATATCCTATTGTTTGTGTAATAACGACAGATGGAGGGCTAGAGTTCTTCGCAAGCGATGGCAGATATTACCCAAATTATCCTGATTCTGAATGTATGCTTTTTCCATCTCGCGACCAACGCGATTGGAGAAAGTTTATCGTGCCCGACCAAGTTAATGACCAAGAAACCAAACATCAGTTCAAGCCATTTGATAAGGTGCTTGTGCGATATGGGGATGGATATGTATGGCAGTGCAACTTTTTCAGTAGTATGGACGAGGATGACTATTATGTGTGCGTTAGCTCGTATTGGCATCAGTGCATTCCGTTCGAGGGCAACGAACATCTATTAGGAACAACAAACGACCCCGAACAATGAGCCAACCCCACACATACCAACTTATTCAGCAGTTTTACACCGCATGCAATGCACTTGCCAATGCCGTCAACCTACAACTATTTAATGGCATACGCGCCCCCTATTGGGTAGCCAACGAAGTAGGCGGTACGTGCGATTTTGGAGATACCGACTTCCTTACCCCCGAAGAAATGGTACTCATTCTTAAAGCCAACCTCACCTATGATGAGTATGCCGAAAGGTTCTACGAAAAAAAGAATTATAAAATGAATATCAACTACAAAATCACTGCATTCGTGGCGTGGGTTGTAATAACCCTCATCATCGTCAGCGCAACACTACGAGGCGTTAGCAAACCATGCACCGCCACAAACTTAATTAGCATAACCATCTTGTTGTTTTGGATACTTCTCTCCATCGCAACAAATTGTCTAACTTTTAAAAACAAAAAAAACAATGAAAAAGTTTAATTCAATGTGCACGTTCGCACTAATCTTCGCAACACTCTTCCTAACCTCTTGCAGCGAGCGAATCGACGCAGGTTCCGAAGGCATACTCGTCAACCTCTACGGATCCGACAAAGGTGTCGATGATGTCAGCCTCGTCACAGGACGCGTTTGGTACAACCCATTCACCGAAGAAGTCTACGAATACCCCACATTCGTTCAAACCATCGACTACCCAGCATTCACCATCAACGCCAAAGATGGTTCAGAGTTTACGGTCGATCCAACCGTGTCGCTAAAAATGGTCGATGGCAATGCGCCAAAAGTATTCAAAAAATACCGCAAAGAGCTCAACGACATCATTAACGGAACACTCTTTAACTACGTAAAGGACGCATTCCGCATTCAGCTCAACAAATACACCACCGACCAAATCGTTAGCAACAGAGACCTGGTTGAACGTGCCATCGAAACACAACTAAGCAGTGCACTCGCCAACGAACACTTCCATCTCGAACAACTCACCTCTGGACTCAAATACCCCAAATCCATCGTAGAGGCTGTCAACCAAAAGAACAAAGCTATACAAGAAGCACAACGAGCACTCAACGAAGTTGCAGTAAAAAAGGCTGAAGCGGAAAAGATGCTCGTACAAGCACGCGCAGAAAAAGAAGCAAACGAACTCAAATCTGCAACACTCACCCCAGCTATTCTTAAAAAAATGTGGATAGAAAAGTGGGACGGAAAACTACCAGTCTACGGCAACGTACCACAACTCATGATTGCAAAGTAAAACACCTATAAGTGTCATGCCCCACACCACAATCGGGGCATGACACCTATTCACAAAGATGAATTGATTGCAGAAATAAAAGGAGAAATTTAAAACAGCATAACAATGAAAACATACATCGGAACAAAGCAAGTTAAGGCTGAACCTATGAACGAATTAGTCGCAGCAGAGAAAGGTTACGCTCGCAAAAACAAGGACAACCACGAATGGCGTGAAGGCTATCACGTGCAGTACACCAACCCCGACGGCACAACCTACGACTCTTGGTCGCCTAAGCAGGTGTTCGAGAGTTCCTACAACGTGTGTGATGAGGGACAAGTCGCAATGGTGTGTTTCCCCTTAACTCATGGAAGTATCAACAAGACTATTTCTCTGCTAACTCTTGGTGGAGCTGACGACAAAATGTTGGAGGATGTTGCAGCCAAAATAGAGAACTTGAAAAAGAAAGGGTTCACCATCATTTCTCCTGAGTTCTACAAGCAGGGCGATGAAGGGAGACAATTTGAAATGATGTTGCCTTTACTTGGATTAGGCATTAGCATGTAATTCATGCGCCATCCCAAACGCAGAGCTAATCTGCTTTACAAACTACGTAGGAGAGGCATACACTGCAACACCAAGGAGCGGTGCATATACCTCCCCTACACCCTATCTCCCGACGATTACCCACAAATCAAGCGACTCTGCAAAGAGTTTCACTTCTACGTTCAACTCATCATCGCATAACATGGTGGGTTGAACGTCATTATCCTAAACTTAAAACTACCATTAACCAACACCCCTATATCTTTGCAATATATATGATAAAACTATTGGAACTGACACGACGTCCCGACATTACATTCTGTCGCAATGGTCGCATATCCATTACGGCAAGGGTTGCCAGGATGTTATCTCTGCACCCCGGTGATAGCATTAACATAGCATTCCATCTTGGCGAATGCTATCTACTGTCCGTACGACATCCAAATGCAGTAGGACGACACATAGCACAATGCCACCGCACAAAAAAAGGCTCAAACAACTATTCCGCAAGTTCCGTACAACTCGCACGGCTCATGCTCGACAAATGCGGTATTACAAAAGACAAAGCTTCATTCGCTGTTGGACTGCCAGAAGATAACAACTACGGAGAAACGATTGTTCCAATAATTTACAAAGACCCATTGCTATGAACCAAGAAATTAAATACAGCGGTTTTTCTGTTGCACCATCCGACTATGAATGTGCCGATGGTGCACTTGCTGCGTCCATCAACCTCATACCTGAAGAGGGAGCTTTAAAACCTATTCTCAGCCCTTCTACTAAATTTACCCTTGATAAAGGACGTAAGGTTGTCTATATCCATAAGGGAAATGGTTATATTAACTACATCACAACCCACGAAGCAAATGGGTACACCATATTCTCGTACCACAAAAGCAGGGATGCGTTTCTTTCGTTGCTGCAAGACGAAACAATGGTAGACATAAATGCTATTGGCAATATGCTTATAGTCTCAACCAATAAACACCTTCATTATTGCTATTTCAAGAACAATCGATACATCAACCTCGGCACAGAACTGCCTAAAGTGGACATAAAGTTTGCGCTCTCGGCAAAACCTGTATCATACAATCATGTTACAAATGTTTCTTACAGTGACTATAGCTCGGCTGAAGCATCATGGACCGACTACACAAATAAATCGTTCACATACTCAAACGAAAAAGACTTAAAAATATTTGACATTTCATTTTCGCAAGATCTAAAGTCTGGACACGAATACAAAATCAAGGTAGGTGGAAGTGGTTTTAATACCCTTACACTGTTTGCACAAAATAACACTACAAATGAATACGAAGCAATTTGTGTGGTACGCAGAAACCGTGAAACCATAATTAAATTTCCAGATACACATAAGTCTTCTTTCAGAATTAGGTTATATGATAGCAATTTAGAAACGCCAACAAAAGCAAGCGGAACAATCGAAATTCTTGAAGGTTTTGAGAAAAAATTTACAGGTAAAGTTATAGCTTATAACGATAGCAATTACACAGCAATAGCAGCAGTAATCAATAAGTTCGTAGCTGAACAAGCCACAAACAAAGACAAGTTTATCTACCCATTCTTCATCCGCTACGCATTACGCCTCAGCGATGGTTCTCACGCACGTATTTCCGAACCAATATTGATGATTCCAAACTCTGGCTATGCACCATTTATTTCGTTTATTGAGGGAGATAAGAAACTTTATCTATACGCATTCATTGCCGACTTACAATGTTTGTTCCTCAATAGTATAGAAGAGAAGTGGAAAGATTTTATCTCTGGTGTAGATGTGTTTGTGTCCGAACAAGTTTACCCATACAATCAAGGAGCTAATTTCGATGCTTCTAAAAACTTGTTCTCATACGCACTAATCAGAAAGGAAAACAATATTAACCAAGTCAAAGGAACAAACTACGGTTATGTTGACTTGCCTGATGAATATTACAACAATTATTACGGACGAGCCAAACTAGATCTATACGAAGTAGCAAAAGACGTTTTCAACTTTAGCGATTTCAACGTGCGCGAAAATTGGCAAATAATTAAAATCGCACCTGTCGAAAACACAAGAGAAAAGTTAGAGAACGTAAGCCAATTCTACCTCGCACACTCTTTTGACTTCGACGAAATAAAAAAAGGCGTTGATGATACAGGCACTGAAAATTACACCACAATCAAGCTCAAAGAAGGCACGCTTTCTTCGTTGGTAGTACGACAGCCATTGTCCGACGACCAACTATCTAATTGTACATTCCTTAACGCACACCTCACAACTTACAATCAAAGACTTCATCTTTTCGACTACAACCTGCAACACGCAAAACCAACTGTTCCAAGCCGACAAAACGGACAAATCTACCGTTACGATAGCTACGGAGAACTATACAAATTGCAAGTCTTTATACGCACAGCGCAGGGAGAACGTATTGTTGAGTGTAATGCAGATGAAGGTGATTACAACTACTCAACCGACACAACCTGGTTCTTCTATCCACACAATGGAGCCTACAGAGCCGTGCTCTATTTTAAAGGAACAGACAATAAAACAAACATCGCTGGCCTCAACCTCAAACAGCACCCAATCTTAAATGGTGCCTACTGGATGGCAGACACCATAGACGGTTCAATGGTCATCACATCCGTGGTCGATAGCGACAACGCAGCATGCGCACAAGTTGACGACATTTCGCACTACCCCAACGCAGTGTTACAAAGCAATGTGGCAACACCATTCCTTTTCCCATCAAGTCTTATGACTTCATTGGGGGTACAAAAAATCAAAGCACTCTCTTCTGCTGCAAAGGCTCTCTCGCAAGGGCAGTTCGGACAATTCCCCCTCTACGCATTTACATCCGAGGGTGTGTGGGCTTTAGAGGTTTCCACAACAGGAACATACACAGCTAGACAACCCATCACGCGCGACGTATGTATAAATAACAATGCTGTCACACAACTCGACTCGGCTGTAATATTCCCAACAGATCGCGGAATAATGCTGCTTAGCGGTTCACAAGCGCAGTGCATTTCCGAAGCCATCAACTCTGAATATCCGTTCGATGTGCGCAAACTGCCAGCTTTTGAAAAGCTACACAACATGCTCAATCACAAACCGAGCACAGACAAATGCTTGCCTACCCTACCCTTTAGCGAGTTCTTAAAGCAGTGTCAAATGCTCTACGACTACGTGCATCAACGCATCATTGTTTATGCACCAAACATTACATACGCTTACGTTCTTTCGCTGAAAACAAAACAATGGGGAATGATATTCTCTAACATCACTTCGCACCTTAATGCCTACCCCGAAGCATTGGCAATAGATGCTAACAACAATGTACTAAACTTCTCTGTACAAAACGCTGAGGCTGTTAAGTGCCTATATGTTACTCGTCCGCTAAAGCTCGAAGCAGCAAATGTGCTGAAGACTATCGACACACTTATTCAGCGTGGAATGTTTAGCAAAGGGAATGTCTCTACAGTGCTCTATGGTTCACGCGACTTGCAGAACTGGTACCTTGTTTGGTCAAGCAAGGATCACTATTTAAAGGGGTTCCGTGGTTCTCCCTACAAGTTCTTCCGAATTGCAGGTGTAGCCACACTCTCACCCGATGAAAATATCATCGGTGCATCAGTAAGTTTTGCACCTCGACAAACCAACAAGATGAGATAAAAATATTATATAGGGACCTTAAGGATTAATTGTTTTTAGGATTTAACTAAAGAGCCGGGATGCGTGATGCACCTCGGCTCTTGCTTATATATTATGAAAACCAATGTTGTTTAAGCCTCACACGTTCCATTCTTGACTGAATAGATGTGCGAATTGATGTTTCGGCTTCAGCAGCTTTTGCAAACCACGTTTCTGCCTTTTGTGGATTGGTTATACTTAACCAATCTGCTACGCCCCTACACACAAGATATTCATGTATCAGTCGCTCCACAAGGGTTAGAGTGGTTTGAGAAATTGTGCTCGGCACGTTCATTACTATCTTATACTGCTCTCGATCCTTTAGTTCATCGTTAAATTCGGTTTTGTAAATTTCTTTCTTAGCCCAAGGATAGAGCATTTCACGGCACATGGATATGCCTAAATCTAATACTCTCGTAACACGGTCCACATTGCCTTCTTCTCCCACGTCTGCTACCATGTGCTTGGCGTGTTCGGTATCAGGTGCCATTACATGGCTCTCTACATAGGCATTGTTCTTGATGTCATAGAGTAGTTGGGAGCGCATAAAGTTTAGCGTTACCTTTTGTTGCGCTCCCTCGTTTACAATACAGCAACTCATAAGCTATCCTCCTTACTCTGTTGGACGCTTCGGACGGCTACGCTTGCTCACGGCTTGCTGAATACTCTGCATGCTCTTCTGCGCAAGAGCTATGTACTGTTCAGCGTCTGCCTTGTTGGTCACCATGTACCACTCGGCAATGGCTGAGTTCTTCAAGTAGTCGTGAATAGCCTCGCCAACACCGGTGGTTGCTGCCTCGTTGAAGTTGCTCGGCATTTTGAGGCTTAGCGTTAGGTCTGTGCTGCCGTCATAGTGGCTGTTATCTGTGGTCGTTCCGTCCTCATCGAGGTAGTCCGACAATTCTGTCTTCACTTCGGCTAAGCCTTTCTTGATCGAGCGAAGAATTTTTTCGCGGTTCTCCTCATCTTCTGAGGCAAACATGCTGGCAACTTCCTTGTGATTCTCTGCATTCTGAATGGTACGACCGCGCAAAAAAGTCTCATTCATAATGTCGTAAAGCAACCAATTTATCTTGATTGTTGCCGTCACTTGTTTCTTTGAACCTAATGTATTTTCTTGTCCCATATTCTGTTGTTTGTTTTGTTTAATCCATTGGACGGGTGGGTTTCTTACGGCTGTACAGCAAACGTTCCGCACCATTCATCATTTCTCCTGCTTGGCTAAAATAGTCCTTTGCTTCGCCTTTATTGGAAAATTTAAACCATTGACCAATAATGGATGCAATAAAGAAATTGCGAATGGCTGACTGCACATTAGCCGTCAGTGACTTGTCGAACGATTTGCTAACCTCCAATGTTACTTCGTAGACAATTTTAGTAGATTTATCCACGTCAACACTTTTTGTCTCACCACTCACAACCATCTCTTTCAACCTCTCGTTAGTGGCAAGTACTGATTCTTCCCAAAATCTACTAAGGTCTGAGAGGTCGCTGTCTGTAGCAAGAATGCGATCGCGTGCGTTCTCGTCGCCATTTATCAATTTTGCACCTGTGTAATCTGTAGCCTTGGCTACTTCTTCATACACATCGTCCTTTGATACTTGTATGGTAATTGTTTCCATGTCAAAAAGAAAATAACGAATACGTTAATCCTATACCTATATAGGGCTGCATGCCGTGTGGACTATATCCATAACCTGCCATAACACCAATGTGCCATTTCTTGGGAGGTTGCTTTTCTCTGTATTCTACATATTCATGCTTGGGATATACATAGATACTATCAAGTTGTACGTCATATCCGCTCACCCATGCAGTATAGTCGTCACTCTTATACATTTTTTGAGTGATTGGAATTTCAACTTCTGCACTGTCCTCTATTATAGGTTTCTCCTGTAAATAGCTGTTCCCTGATTGAGTGTCTGCACGAATTTTTAATTCTGAATTTTCACCTATCTTAGCCAGTGTAACGGTCTTGTAAGTCAACACTACACTGTCTACAGGTACAGGATTTAGGTAAGGAATCGTATCTACGATTGTTACTCTTGTCGTGTCGCATTTATTAGAGGGGTGCTCTTTGTTATGCACCGTGTTTCTTAGCAAGAATACAATCAAACAAAATGCGATAAAAAAAGCTATTACCTTTGTGATGGTATATACTAATTGCTTCTTATTATCCATAATAGTCACGAATAAATTCAACAATAGCGTTCACGTGTACGGCTGTCACCTTCTCCTTGCCTTCCTCGCTCAACAGCAGGTCAACGTCTTCTTTGTTGTCTTGGAAAAGGTTCTCCGTCAATACAGCAGCGCAAAGCGTATCACGACAAATAGCAAGGTTCTGTTCAATATATTTGCAAAAAGGCACACAGCGGTTACCCTTTAACCCTTGCTGCAAAGCTTCGTTCCAAAGATACTGAGCAAACTCCTTACTCTTCCACGAAGCATTCTTTCCTACATGTGCCGAAAAGCCTCGCGCCTCATGCCACTTACCATCACCACCTGCTGCATTATTATGGATCGAGACAAGCAGCACATTCTTAGCACCCTCCTTTTTGCAAATGTCATTCACACGCTTGCAGCGCGTTGACAGAGCAACATCTTGCTCTTCCTCAACCACGCGCTCAGCCCTATAACCCTTGTTACAAAGTTCATTAACAACGCGCGTTGCAATCTCTCTCGCATACGCATATTCACGCAGTCGCTTGTCTGGGCTGCATTTTCCAGGCGTGTTAACACCATGCCCATTGTCAATTAGTACAATCATCGTTATCTTCTTTTAGTTTGTCAAGATTTACGTCAAAATGTCTCGCGGTCTTGTCAACCATAATTTGCTGCAACAACTTCCAAAAACGATGTTCAGCTTCTGGGCGACAACTACTCTCATTCTCCAATATCGACCATGCCTGTTCAAAACATATAACACCCGTCAGTATGTACGAGAGCGAAATCTGCACATGTATAAACACCCAATGCTCAGCCAAGTACGCCAAAAATATCAACCACAAACGCTTAGGGATAGTCTGTTTCACTACCTTGCCAAAGGCGAACGAAGTAAACTTAGCCTTCTTCCGGTCCGTCTTGTCTGGATAGGCTGCATGTACACGCTTATCGAGTTTAAAAGCAGTATAGGCATCATAGAGTATAAAAATAATTGCCACAGCTATCAGCGGAAACGTAGGTCTAAACTCTGCCACCAACCAACCTATCATGCCACCCACAATCATAGCAGCCAACTTCCATAGTTTAAATACTATTGCCATACACCCCATCTCATTAAGCGTCCAACAATAACTCCTGCCATCGTACAGCCGAAGTCTATCCAATCCCACTTGCCACCCCACAACTTGTTTTTAAGCTCCAATACACCAGCAACTCCTGCTCCAGCATACAGCGCACAGTAGGTATCATCAGCTCCAAAACCAATGAGAGCACCACCCACAACATACTTGCCGTGATTGCTTGATTTTAACCATGTAATAATCTTTTTCATTGCCATTATGATTTTATGTTCTTGGCAAATTTAGCGACTTAACTAGTAAGCGTCGTTTTAACTATTGTAGCAAAAAAAGAGGAGCAAGATTTCTCATATTCCTCTTATTGATGATGTTGTGATTTCGAAGTCGTCTAAACTTGAATTTAGAAAAACTCAAAAGTCAAATCAAATCTTCGTCAGAAAAGTTTAGACGACTTCTACGTTCCTATTGCTCAGAGTGATCTCCCAACAAAGGCAATGCTACTCCTGTAACTATTGAGCATATATACTGAATTATTTCCATCGGCTCTTAATCTGTTATTTAAGTTTTGCCTCTAATGCTGATACCTTTTTCTCGAGTGCTTTGATGTCTTCACTCGCCTTGTTCAGCGCAGTCACATGAGCCACTGTCATCACACCAGCCTTAGCAGTAGTTGCCTTAGAAATTGGAAAACTGCGTGTCCCCCCCGTAGTAAATATAGGAGTTACAATGTTCACCGCATCGGCTGTAGAGTTTTCTTCGCGCAGTTTAAATTCATCAAGCCTTCTGTACACATCCCACTTTAACAGCCCCGTGCCCCCCGTCCATGCGTTGGGTAGTTGTACTTGGCTATAGTTGCTTTCACTGGTATCATTGTTAGCTCCCCAGTGCTTGATGCGGAGGAACTGGTTATAGTCGCCATGTTGGTATATCCATATCTTACTACTTAATGCCGTGTGCATTTCGTCACCACTTGCCGAATAGATATAATTCTCACTTGTACCACGACTGCCTTTTTGTGCTGTAGCACCACCAACTGCATTTAGTCTGTCATCTCTCCAATGATAAGTCTTGTTAGCAGTTACATCTATGTAGATTTTACCACTATGAGGAACACGACCATTTGCAGAAGGCTTTCCAAATAAATCTCCATCTATCCAGTTGTTGTAGTACGTTGCAGGCAAGAATGGTTGTTCATATTTCAACAGAAAAACTTTGCTATCTTTGCTGTATACCACACTACAATTATCATCTGATGAATACTTGTCTAAGGAGACAAATTGAGGTGTTATGCCGCTAACCATACCGCTGAATTCCAACACATTCTCTGGCAAATACTTGGATGGTACCTTACCTGTTTCGTCCAATGGCGCAAGTCCGTTGGAATGTCCTTTAGTGTTCTTGAATTCCGTGAGGTCTTCCTGAAAACCTTGCAGACTGTCGTTAAGCGCTTTGACGTCTTCACTCGCCTTATTCAACGCATTTACCTGAGCCACTGTCATCACTCCTGCTTTGGCAGTGGTTGCCTTAGTGAGTTCAAGTTGTTTGTTGCCACTTTCAGCAAAGTTTGTGTAGTTCACAATTACCTTGTCAGTGGTACTCTGCCCTTCTGCAAGATTGTGATTTAAAATGCGAGCAAACACATACTTATCCATCAGTCCGTCTTGGTTCTTGTTCACCAAATAACATAACAATACTTGGTTGTAATTGGTTGCATTGGTGTCGTTCTCTGCGCCCCAATTCTTGAACCGTAAGAATAAGTTGCGGTCAGTGTGTGTGTACATCCATATTTTGCCACTAAGCACTGTGTATGTGCTCTCTCTATCGTTCGTAGAATAGATGTAGTTCTTATTCGTTCCATTAACCGAAGTCTGTGCAGTAGGTATGTCTGTCCTTACATCATCGTATATGGTTTTCCACGCTTCCCAAGCACCATTTTTATGATATCTATAAGCAATAGTCACGCCCTTACCCGTGTTCGAATTTATAGCGTTATCACTCACCATCAAGCTACCCTCAACCCATACAGCCGAGATTTGCTCTTTGGCATAGAGCAACGTAAATGTCACAAAAAAGGGCACACCACCCAAATAGGCTACATACCGTCCGCTCTTCAAGCTGTTATAAGTAAGCCCATCCAAGTAGTTGTTGAATGCTTCGCTTGAATCAAAGCTACCCAACGTCCCCCCCAACCAAGGCTTAAGCGTTTCAATATAGGCGTCAAAATATTTCGTACTATCAACCGTAGGATTACCCCTCAGCAGCGGATTACCGTTGCTGTCAACCTGCGCCACCCACGTGCCACCATCGACCACATATAGCTGCCCAAGATGATCTGACGCCACACTGCCTTCTATGGTCACCAATGCCCACCATCCTTTATGGGGATTAGGGTAAGCCTCGCGTAGCTGTGCTGCCGTCTTGAACAGACCTTTGTTCGGGCCTTTGATGTTCTTAGCTTCCAGCCAACCTTCAATAGTTAGGTTGTGACCAACCTTAACCGAACCGCGTATGGTGGTCTTTCCGCCAATGTTCACATCACGCCCAACTGAAACATCTCCGTCTATCTGTTTTGTTGGTATTGAACTCATTATTCAAATATGCTTTTTGCCAAGGTGTTCATTGCGGTTGCTTGCTCGCTTGCACCATAGGCGGTTAATACTAATGCTGCCGTAGTATAGACCACGGATGTGTAACAACGCTCGCTGATGTCTATACCGTCTTCATCGTCTATGCTCGGATAGGGGATGTATGAGGCGCGTTTTACGTAGGCTTCTTCGCTATTGCAACTATAAAACTCTAAAGCCTTGCCTTCTGCACGATTCACAATAGCACACACTGGCTTCTGAACATTGCCACGAATTCCCTTGTATCTCGAAGATTGTAGGTCATACAATGGGTCGTCTGCTGATATGGCCATGTAACACGTGCGCTCCCAATCGCTCATGCGAAAGGCTACAAGACGCATAAAATCATCGGGCAATAATACCCAACCACTGCCCTTACTATCCCAATAAACAGCATCGCCAAACACGTGACCTTCTTCAAGGAAATGTACAGGAGCTGACGATTCTACACGCTGAACGGCTTCGACGATCTTTGAACGAATAACGTCATTCAACGATAAGGTGTCAATATCCTCATCGCTGATGAGCTGATCGCTTGTTTTGTTTTCATCAATGGCAATACGCACATCGCGCTCCACGACTTCGATTTTGTACACCATATCGTCGTTTTTTACTCAGTTACAAAAATGATTTTCACACCATTGGCTTCACCTGCTGCGATAATGTCGGCACGAGTTCTCATTGCACTGGATTTTACTCCATACGACTTAGAGAGAAAGTCTTTAGCTTCTTGATTTGAATTGAACTCCACCTCTGTAACTACGTTCTCTGTGGTTTCGTCCGCTGTAGGTTTTTCACTTGATTCGTCAACAGTAGTTTCTATAACGTCATCTGAAACATCCTGAACTAACGATTCACCACTATTTTTCAAGTCTGCGTTTTCAACGGACTCTTTCTTCGCATCTGCGTTTAAGTTGCGCTCAATATGAACTTCCTCGTCAAGTTCAATAACATTCAACTTCTTAATAAGACCTCGCTTAAAGTCTCTGCAATTTTCAATCGCATGCTGAGTAATAAAGTCCGTAGTAGTAAAATGGGCTGGGTTCTCTCCCATCGCAGTCATACTACCATCACTGAACAACACCTTAAGCGTAGCTCTACCAATCTTAATAATGGCTTGATACTCCATCATGCCGTTCACACCATAGGTAATTCTTTTCTTTTTCATTCTTCTTGTTGTAATAAAAAAGGCGGAAGGCATTACTACCTATCCGCCTTCAATGGTTGATATTAAGGGTTAATTCTTCACAGTAATTATGCTGCCGCCATTACGTCACCAGCATATTCAACCCATGCTTCATTCTTATACTGCCACATCTGACCATTAACAGCTTCTGCGTTAATGCCAGGACAGGCCTGAATAAGGTAATAAACATCACCTTCAACTGGAGCTGTAGGTGCTTCTGCACTATCCCACAAGTGAATTTGAACAGCACTCGTATTTTCGCTATCACCCTCACCGTTAATCCATACATGGCAAGAACCCTTTAAGGCAAGAGCATCCCACACAAGCATGGCTTCGCGTGTTGCCTCTTCACCCTCTACACGGTCTGTGGCTGTGTGTTCTGCTGAGTATTGGTAGTGTACCAAACGATCAGGAGCTACAATAAACGCTGAATTGCTCCACTTCAAACGGTCAAGCGTCGGGTCATGCTTAAACTCGATGTCACCAAACACGGTGTGGAAGTTGGTCACAACCCAACCAGCAGGGTTCGTCTTGGTCGTAATCTGAATTTCGGGATGCTTCGAATAGTCGATGCACTGAATATTCTCCAAGAAGTTCTTACCAGCAAGAGCAATAACATTCTTAGGAACATCTTCACCCGTATAAATCATCTTAGCCAAGGCGATAATCTCCTCAATAGTCCACTTGCCAGTGTGCTGCAATTCCTTCTTCACTTGGTAACGCACACCTTCTGTACAGTACACCGTCTGCACGCCAACCTTATCAGTCTGAACTCTAAACTTACCCTTGCGACCAGCATAAAGTGTACGGTTGCCACGTACCTTGAAATTCGTAATGGCTGCCTCTGCAATAAGTGCCTTGCCAAAAGGAATCTTCTTTTTCTGATGCTCAAAGTAGTCTGACACAATCTGGTTCATACCGCGTTTCTGAAGGTATACAAGTGTGCCTTGCGGAACAATCAAATCGGGGTCAACTTCCTTCTGCGTTTCGTAGAGCGCATTCGAGAGGATGATAAAAGTAGTGCCAGCAGGAATGTCAGGAGTAGTGCAATACTCATCACTCGTCTGAGCCTTCGGACCATTCACTGCACGACAAATGGGGTTACCTGTTGAGGGGTCGTGACCTGTAACGAACAACATCATGTCCTTACCAGGTGTTTTGGTCTTACCATCATCAGCATAACCATCAACACCCTTGGCAAGCAAAGTACCATAAGGGCGAGGAATTTCAGCATCATTGGCAAGCAAAGGCAAAATAAACTGCTTCGCACTACCAGCTGTAACCTTAGTCGTACCGGTCACACTCGAGCGAGGTTCATCAATCATGTAGTGTTCCACTTCGGGTGAACCTACTTTCACCTTCTTAGCCTTCAACATGAGCTGCATAAGAGGGGTATCGTCACTCTTGAACTTGTAAAGTTCTTGGTCGAGGTCTGTCTGAACTAGATTTCCAGGACCAACACCGCCTGTCGCGTCCGATACAGAACTAACAGTTGTTGCGGTACCAGGAACTTGGCTTGCTACACCTGCCGAACCTGGATTAGGGGTAGGATTAGTTCCACCCACTGCTACGGTTTCTCCGTCCATATATTAAAAGTTTAATTTGTGAATAATATTATTTACTATCAGTCTTAACAAGATTACCTGAAGAAATTCCACCCGTAGCACAAGCCAAATTACTTACCGATGCCATAGCACCACACAGTTGAGTGTTCAACCCAGCACTACCCTTTCTCGGTTTCAAATGCTTCCCTTCGGGAGGAAATTTTACAACTTCTCCTTTCATGCGATTTACATAGCTTCGTTAGCCAAGTCAAACATGTTTTGCGATCTATGTGCCATGGAAGCAGCTCCGTTTTTACCACTAAGAGGTGCCGTGCCGTCTCCCTTAGCACGTTTGCGCAAACCTTCTACAATCTTGTCGTTACGTCCAGCTACACGGCCTTCTTCACTTGCTGAGGCTACATCACTGTCATGGTTGATGGCATTCACGAACATTGCAAGGGTCTCTTTCGAGAACTTGCCCATAACACCGTCACGAACCACGGTCAAAACGGCATCCACTACAGCGTCAATTTGTTCGTCGCTCATGCCACGCTCTTCTTGGAACTGACGAAGGGTTTCAAGACTTGCGTCCATGTTCTTCTCATATTCCTCGTCAAGCTTTCTTGACTTGGCTACGCGTTCCACATACTCCTTGTTCGCTTCGGCTATCTGCTCCTGCATTTTAGGGTCATGAAGAACATCCTCGATATTAACCCCAAAATTCTTCACAAGACCAACATAAGGATCCTGCCCATTATGCATATCAGCTAAAAATTGGGCACTTCTCGGGTCAGCAGAAAACATGTCGGACATAGCTTTTTCTCTATCCTTGTAGCCGTTAAGGTCTTGCTCGTATTGGTCGTAATCGTCGTAAATCTGACCGTAGATTTCTTCGTCGTCTTCAAATTTCTTGTCTGGATACTTCTTACGCATACGCTCCAACTGTTGGTCGCGTCTGCTCTTAACTCCGTTATTATCAGCCATTATTACAAAATGCTTTAGGTTATTTCATATTCTGTGGCAAAAATAATGAATGAGTACTCACTTTCCCTTTTAACTTTTGTGACCTCGTATGGCTAACTTTGTATAGTTCACTCCCCTAATAAAATCTACTCCTAAACCTACATATCTTATGAAATATTTCGGAAGCATACTTGAGTTTACACGCGAGCGAAATGAAGACCTTATGAGGGTCTATCGTGAAAAACTATCAGAGGCAAGTATTATCGTCATGCCTGTAATTTTTGAATTGGTGGCACAATCACCGTCCTCGCGTTTTTGGGTAAGCGAGGAGAGAGCTGCTATTGTTATTTCGGCAATGGCTGCAGGGAGACCTATGCCACGAATGAGAAAGAATAAGCGAGAAATGTTTGAGGAAATTTTCAGAAGGTTTGTTGTGATGCACGAACAACAACCAGATAAGTCGGTATATGAGTTGGTGGCACTTATCGTAAACCAACCTGCACCGAAATTTTACCTCACCGCACGCACGGTCGGAGAGTTTATTTACCGAATAAAAAATGGATGGTATGAGAATCAATACAACAGATACAGAAATTGCACAGCTGCTCAATGAGAACGATCGAAGGAATAGCGTAATGTTTGCGCACTTCGACCCTATTACAGGAGAGGGGTCTATCGGAGAGCGTGTGCGTGTGTGTATCTCCGATTTTGCCATACCCGTCCAATGGCTCCCTGTAGAGATGATGGATATACCAATGGTCGAAAAACTCGTTAAGGCTGGCTCTATTGATAAATTTCTGACGTCTGTACTTGGTGTAACATCTAACGAAATAGATTATGTCAAGGTGTCGCGTAAACTCATACGATTACGCTTCAAACACGATTTCCCATTCTGGGCTGCAACGCTCGTATATATCCACAATAAGAAGGCTGGTAAAGACGTGCTGTTCCGACTTTACTATCCGCAGCGCATTTTGGTATCGCGCTTTGAAGCGAAGAGAAAAGCACGGCAACCAATTCGACTTATTTTGTTGAAAGCACGTCAGTGGGGTGGTTCAACAACCACACAACTCTATATGGCATGGCTTCAATTCAACCATCGAAAGGGACTTAATTCGCTTATCATTGCACACCAGGGTACGGCTTCTGACGAAATTAAGGATATGTTCGACCTTATGATTAGCAAATATCCAGTTGAGTTCCTTCATAAGTTAGGAGAAACCTATTCCGAAAACGAGCCCAAACTTGTAGGCGTAGGTAAGTCTGGTTCTACGCATCGTGTTCCACAACGTAATTGTAAAATTAAGGTAGGTACTGCTGAGCGTCCTGACGGATGTCGTGGTGGTGCTTATTCTCTTGTTCACTTGTCTGAGGTGGGTTTGTGGAAAAAAACGGATGGAAAGTCGCCACAAGATATTGTTCGTTCTGCATGCTCTGGTATGCTGCTCGAACCTTTTACTATGATTGTGATGGAAAGCACAGCTAATGGTACAGGTAATTTCTTTCACACCGAATACACGGATGCTGCAGATCCGTCTATTAAGTCTCAGTACGAAGCGTTATTTATTGCATGGTTCCAAATTGAGCAATACTCTAAACCTTTCACATCTACGGACGAGAAAAAGGAGTTTGCCCAAAAACTATACGCGAACAGAGAAAACGCATACGTTCCGTCAAACCGTGAAGAAAGTGGACAATATTTGTGGTCTTTGTGGGAAAAAGGGGCTACGTTAGAGGCTATTAACTGGTATGTGGAAGAAAGAGCAGGTAGAGCGGATTTTGGTGTAATGGCATCAGAATACCCATCAGACGACGTTGAAGCGTTTGTGCATTCTGGTTCAATGGTTTTCGACAAGTACTTAGTAAAGAAGTTTGAAAAGTTCTGCATTCCACCTCGATATATTGGCGATGTGTATGCCGATGGAGACGAAGGCAAAGACGCGCTCTCTAATCTCAGATTTCGTAATGACAAACAAGGATTGTTATCTATATGGGCAATGCCCGAAAAATTTGATGATTACGAAGTTAAGAATCGTTATCTTACTGTTGTAGATGTGGGTGGACGTTCTAATAAGGCTGACTGGTCTGTGATCGTGGTATTCGACCGCATTAGTATGATTGATGGTAGCGAACCTCCATCTGTGGTTGCACAATGGTACGGACACTGCGACATTGACCGCCTCGCTTGGCGTGCTGCACAGATAGCAGCGTTCTACAACAACTCTCTTCTTGTCATTGAATCAAACACCTTAGAAACTCACGACAAGGAACGTCAGGTGGAAGGTGGCGACCAATCGCAATATATTCTCAATCAGATTTCGGATATTTATCCCAACCTCTACGCGCGTAAACAGTCCGCTGATGAGATACGAGAAGGTGCGCCACGTAAATACGGGTTCCACACCAACATATCAACAAAGCCGATGATTATATCTACGCTTATTAAAGTGGTTCGCGAACGTCTGTATATCGAGCGTGACAAACGTTGCCTTGATGAATACAATACCTATGAGCGCAAACAGAATGGTGCGTATGGAGCTATAACAGGTAAACACGACGACTTGCTTATGACGCGTGCTATCGGTCTTCATATCTGTTATTATGAAATGGAAATGCCATCATGGGTGCCAATCGTTGCATGTACATTTACAAAGAATCATACACCTGTTTCTGAAGCTTCAATTTAACTCCCCTACCCTACAAATGCAAAATCCCCACTGACAATACGCCAGTGGGGATTTTGT